ATGGCAGGTTCCCGGCAGCTTCATCGACTCACGGCACTGCGTGTCAGCAAGGCGTTGGAGCCGGGCTACTACAGTGACGGTGGCGGGCTGCAACTGCAGATCACGACGAGCGGGTCGCGTTCCTGGATTTTCAAGTACACGTTGCGCGGCCGTTCCCGCGAAATGGGGCTTGGCCCGCTGTCGACCGTTTCTCTCGCGGCAGCACGCGCCAAAGCCGCACGCTGTCGCGAGCTCTTGAAAGACAAGATCGATCCGATCGAGGCTCGGGACGCAGAGCAACGCGAGTTGGCTGAGCGCCTGAAGCAGGAGCAACAGAATGCTCGTGTCTTCAGCGTCGCCGCAGTTGACTATATCGAGCGGCAAAAGCCGAACTGGAAGAATGCGAAGCATGCGCAGCAGTGGCTTAACACTCTGACAACATATGTGTTTCCGACTATCGGCGACGTTCATGTGCGCGATGTCGATACCCCGATGATGGTCAAGATCCTGCAGCCGATCTGGTCGGCGAAGCGCGAAACAGCGGCGCGCGTTCGTGGGCGCATTGAATCGATCCTCGATTCAGAGAAGGCGCTCGGCTATCGCGAGGGAGAAAACCCGGCTCGCTGGCGCGGGCACCTTGATCAGATCCTGCCGAAGGGAAATCGACGCAAGGTCAAGCACCATGCGGCGCTGGCTTGGGCTGATACCCCCGAATTCATGCGTGACCTGCGCGCGAGCAACGCACGTTCTGCGCGGATGCTCGAGTTGCTGATCCTCACAATTGTCCGTACGAACGAGGTTCAGTTTGCGGTGCCCGGGGAATTTGACCTGCAGCGCAAGATTTGGACGATTCCGGGCGAGCGGATGAAGATGAGCGAGCCACAGCGAATTCCGCTGTGTGAGCGAGCCTGCGAACTCGTGCGTGAAGCATTGGCGACAGCGAAATACGGCTACTTGTTCCCAGGGGAACGAAATGGAAGGCCCTTCTCGAATATGGCGATGCTCAACTTGCTAAAAGACCTGGGCTACCACGACATTACCGTGCACGGATTCCGGTCGACGTTCCAGGACTGGGCCGAGGAATCCGCCGAATACCCGGACGTGCTAGTAGAGAAGGCGCTAGCGCATGCCACGAAAAGCAAAACGCGCGGCGCCTACCAACGCGGCGATATGCTCGAGCGTCGCCGAAAGATGATGGACCATTGGGCCCGATACTGTGCGGGCGAGACCGCCACGGTGGTTCCAATTATGCAGGCAGTGGTTCGAGCCGCGTAGATTCGGAGGTCGGCTCTTTGCCGGCCTTTTTTGCCAGCCACGCATCGATGTCCTCCTCAATCCATGCGACTCGATTCGGTGCGAGCTGGAAAGGCTTAGGAAAGCCCCCCTCAGTCATCATCTTGTAGATCGTCGACTGGCTAAGGCTGACTTTCTCGATCACCTGTTTAATTCTGATTGCTCTCATTGCGTATCCTCACGAAGACTGTTGAAAAATTAGCTAGAAAACGACGCAATCGCCGGTGCGCGTGTGCCAGATGGCACCCTGTTCCGGAACGATGTCCCCCGAAGCCGTTAGCCCACCCTCTGGACCGCCGAATTTCGTCGGCTCCCACTCGCCGAGCGGGTTGGTGTGCGGGAGCTTCACCACGCGCTGCGTCTGCGTCTTCCGGCCGTAGAACGACGCGACGCACACCATTGAGCCGCTGAAATGGACAGGGCGTTCTGTTACATTCAGCTTTCGAAAGCGATGTGATGGAGGGCGCCATGTCCGATCGCCACCGGGAAATTGAGTCTCCACCGTACCTGATCGTTGTCAACGCGGAACGAGAGTATCTGCCCGGCCGCGCGGACCCGAATGGTCGTTTTTATGCTCGCGCGATTATCACGCGCTGCGACGATCAGCCCGTCTACAAGAGCTTCCTCATGTATCAACTGGAGGACGGCCCTATGTTCGATGCGCTGGAAGACGCGCTCAGGGACGCTGAAGGTCGCGCGCGCCAAGCGATAGCCGACGGGTTCCCCGATAACTGACCTCACATTCCCTCCGGGAATTCGTCATGTGTGCGACCGTCGAGCAGGCGGCCGGCTGCTTTCTTGCCGACGCGCTCTGCGTAATGGACGCGTTCGCCGTTGAAGCCGTGTCCGCCTGCCAGATTGATCCAGCGGCCGGGTAGGCGAGCCATGCGATCGCACCGACGATAGTCCGGATCGTCCCGATCGCGGTCGTAGGCGAGAGAGTGCTCACCCCATTGCTTGAACAGGAACGGCACATCTGCGGCAGCGCACTGGTCGCGCAGCGACCGAGCCCAGTCGGGATGCATCGGCCGCGCGCCGGGGCCGCTTTCGCCGCCGGCGATCACCCAGTGCAGGCCGCCGTCGGCTGGCCGGCGTAGTTCGAGCTGGCGCTTGCCGCCGTGCGTACGAAAATTGCCGGTGGGCTCGCTGTAGATGTGGAAGCGAAGGTCAACCGGCCCGAGCAAAGGCTCCATCGACAGGAAGCGCACGCGCGCGGGCGTCGCGAGCAGCTTCGGGATATCGCGGTCGGCCTCGGCCTGATTCACGATCGTCGCGCCGAGCCACACGTTCGGCCACGGCCATTTCGGAGCCGCGGTCAGGCCGGGCTGCTGAAGCAGCGCGTCGACGATCATGTCGCCGGCGTTGGCGATTCTCTTCGTAAGAAGAAGCCAGTCGAGATTCGGCGTGTCGGCAATCAGTTCGAAAAAGTCGCGGCGCCATGCCGGATCGACGGCGTTGTCGAACGGATCGCAGAGGCTCGGAAAGATCCGCAGCCGCGTCCCGAGCTCGCGAGCCTTCCGATCCCAGCGCAGCGGCAGTTTCCATGAGGCGGAAGCAGTGCGTCGACGCGGCGCACCCGGGCCCCAGTTGATAGTCTTGCCGCCACCGAATCGGATATTGCGCGCTTCGGCGTAACAGTGGTCGCAGCCAGGGCCGACCTTTTGGCATCCTTCCCACGGCGACCACGTGTGGTCGCACCATTCGATTTTGCTGTTCTCGCTCATGATTGGCTCCCTTGGGTGCGGGCGGCGTCGGCGACCTGATCGGCACTCGCTTTGTACTCTGCGAAGGCCAGCGGTCTTAGCCCCTTCTTTTCCACGGCGGGCATGTAAATGGTCTCGTACTCGTATTTGACGTGCGTGCGATACCGCTCGGCATCTCGCTTGTCATCGTCCGCCAGGTCTGCGCTTGTCTGCGTCGGGGGATGCACAGGACACGGCTGCCGCAGCGAGCCGTCGCCGTTCGGGCAGGCGCACTCCTTCGCCTCCTGCTGTGTGGAGTCGAGAAGGGCGCGCAGTTCAGTTGCCTCCGTCTTCAGCCCGTGGAATTCCAGCGTGTCGGCAGCTCTGCCGATCGTCTGCTGTCTACCGACCGTCAGGGTCGACGACTTTGCGTTGGTGTAGAGCAAATGCTTGCCTTTGCCCAGCGTCTGCCGTCCGTGCTCGTTGAGGGACATGAACGAGATGCCCGTGGCCGAATCCCCCGGCTTCGAGATCGTTACGGACCCTACCGCTTCTCCCGCATCGGCGGCGGCGCTGACGGCGTAGCACGGAATCGAATACGGCCGCACCGATGATGCGGTAGCGCCACCATCTGCCAATGCGCGTTGCTTTTGCGCGGCGGTGATTGCCCGGTCGTCATCAGTCACCCACGCGATCGGCTCGCGCGCCTCTGCCGGTTCGCTGACCTCGTTCGTCTCGAATAGTCCATTCGCGAGCAACGAATAGTGTCCGCTGCACTTCGGGCATGCAACGCTCATGACGTTCTCGTGGCCGCATCCGGGGCACTTATCTTCGACCGGCGACGGACCGGACCAGCCGCACGGATAGCCGCATGCTGCATCCGTTGCGTGGCCGTCGTTGATGCCGATGTGGTCGCAGCGATCGCACTGCCGCACCTCGACGTAGATCTGATTCGGCTCGCGCGCCTCTGCTGGTGCGTCGGCCTGCGTCCTCCGTGCGCCAAAGGTCGGCATACCTTCCTGCGCATCCTGCGCGCAGGCACACGGACTTGCTCCGCTGTCGGCCTCGATCACCCCTTCGCCATCGCAATGCGGGCATTCCGCCGCATGGGCCGGTGCGTCGGCCTGCGCGCGGTAGAGATCGACTTCGAGTCGGAGCACCTGAGCGGCCCGCACGACGCGTTCGATGGCGTTGAGCCCGTCGTCGGAGTCGACCGGATCATCCCCGATGATCGTCGTATAGATGGTCGCAAGCGTTTCCGCCATCCGCTTCGCGACGTATGCTTCTTCGTCGAATGCGTCGGGCGGCGCGGGTTGCGGGCGACGAGAATATCGATCATCTGTTGCGACCTGTCGAGACCAAAATGCTCCGGCAGCACGTGGATGAGAAGATCCCGGTCGTCCTGTGTGAGCCCTCTCCATGAATCGCTCTCCGCAGCGGGCGATGCTGCCGCGTGGGCTGCGGAGAGCGCCGCGATAGACGCGCCGAGATATACGGCCTGGACAGGGTACGATTTGGGGCGATCGGCATCGAGTGATGTGACAGCACTCGCCCACAGAGGGCCATTGCGAGGGTGAATCGGCACATAGGCATCCGGCTTCCGCATCTCCGCCGGTGCATCACCCTGAGATGCACGACCGAGCGCAGCGTCGGCCATGTCGAGGACTTGCGCAACGGTCTTCGTCACCGAGCCGATGCTCACCTTGTCGCTTTCTTTTGCCCCCTTCCAGCGGCCCGAGACGATCTCTTGAAGTGTTCCGGCCGCCCATTGGAGCGCCGCCCGTTCGTCGGCCGACCCGGACCAAACGCCAGTTCCGCCGCACTCGGTACAATCGGGTCCGCTATGCGCTTGGCATTCGATAGTGCTGTGCTCGTCGGCCGGTGCTGCTGCCGCCATAGCGGGGGAGCGGGACTCGATGAAGCCGAGCGCGCGGCTGCGTCCATACTTGGGGTCGCATGGTTCTTCTGCGAAGTAATGACCGAGTTCGGGCTCGTCGGGCCAGTCGATGAACCATGCGATCGGCTTCGCCCCTTCCGCACCTGTCTCATTGGCTGAGATGGAGAGCGCAGGCACGATCGCGCGATCGATCAGATCGTCGACGTTGCGCGAATCGCAGTAGTCGAAGGCGCGAAGGACGCGGCCCTCCGGAGCGCGGATGCCTTCGTCGGAATCCAGCTTGCCGAAGTATTCGGAAATCGATTCGCCCAGTGCTTGCCGCTGGTCGTCCGTCAGCGCATCAGCGCGGCTCTGTTGTTGGTCGTTCATGGTCGAACCTCGATTCAAGACGGTTTGCGGATCTCGACCGCACACGGCGTGGTCATCACTTCGTGCAAAGCCGCTTCAAGCCATCCCATGACCCACTCATCGCCCACGACGCTTCGAAGCAGTTGGTAAGCGGAGAGCAGCGACGCGGACAAGTAGGAGACCTTCTCTGATTCAGTCATCGTGGCGATGCCGTTGCGGGTGTAGTCGTCCAACACGAGCTTTATCATCCGCATATCTTCGGCTTTCTCGGCGTTGCCGTATGGCGAATCAGCGTGGATTTTCGCGGCGGTCATTATTTCCGGCCCTCCACGTTTGCCTCGGTGATGACGTGCTCGTTCACGTTGACGACGCTGTAGAACGTCGGTTTTGCGTGCTTCTCGATCCAGCCCGAAAGAAGCGTTTCGAGTTCAGCCTTTGCTTCCGGCGCGATGTCTGGATATCCATCAGCAGCTTCGCCAACTTCGTCATAGGCGCGGTCGCCGATCATATCGATCACGTCGTTGGCATCGCACAGGCGCTCGGTCGGGATCGGCGCGACGTCGCCGTAGAACACAACATCGCCGACAGCGAGCTCGTCGTGCATGTCGAGCAGTTCGTCCAGCGCATCGCACGAGAAGAACTCGCTGTCTTTGCTCCAGACCGTGCGTGTCACATCGGCACTGGTGTCGCTTTTCGCTTTGTTCGTCACGTTCAAAGATCCTCCAACAGCTTGTCGATCGGCTTGCGCGATTGCAGGACGACGAGAGCCATTTGTCTTTTACCTTCGTCGAATCCCGCTCGATAGGCGGCTTGTTCTGCGGGTGTGCGCCCGGTCGGCTCCGTTGTATGCCGTGTGCGATCGCGGCGCACCTTGGGGGGAATTGCACGTGCAAACAGTGCGTGCGGGCCGTCCTCGGTGTCGTAGGTCTCGAGCAGGACCCAACCATCACCATCGGGCGGCGTCGGTGTCCATGCGCTGCAATCGGCGTCGGCGAGTTGGTGGTACTGCTCGTAGCTCTCGGCATCGACGTCGGATTCCATGCTGACGAATGCCGATTCGATGCCGAACGCTTCGAGGAACCTGTCGATGCGCACATCCTCGTCGCAGAGGGGAAGTACGGGATGCGTCAGCCAGCCTTGTTCGTCACGCTGGATCTCGCGCGGTGCGAGCAGCTTTGCGCGCAGCCCCTCAAGCGAAACGAAGCCGTCGAAGAGCGATTCACGTGTCGCGGTCGCGAGGTCGAGCCGAAGAGCCCTTGCTTGCTTCAGTACCTCGTCGCGTTGTGGAGATTCAGGCAGCCTGTCGACAGCGCCGACAAGCTCGAATGCGTACTGCGTCAGGTTCACGATGCCGTTCGCGCGCGGTTTCGTCTCATTCGTCATGTCGTGCCTCCGTTCAATGGTCGTGACCTGGGTAGTAGGTATTGATGCTGTTCTCGTCTCCGTCGATGATCAGCTTCGTGCCGGCAGCGTAGAGCTGGAACAGGCGGCGCTTGAAGCCGTGCATGGGGCCGACGAAGAGCGTCTTGCTCGGGTCCTTTTGATCGATCTGCACGCTGTATACGCGGCCGTCGTGGACGTCGATCTGATACGGGCACTTGTAGTATTCGGTGTCGTGTTCCTTGTCCAAGTAGATGTGGCAGAACTCCGAACTGATGACACTTGCTTCGCGAACAATCAGCGTGATGCGATCTGACTCGTCGCAAGAGCACGAGCGGTATTGGCGATCGGTGTGCTCGTCTTTGATGAATTCCTCGACGAGTTGCGAGAGCTTGATCTCGGCCGGTGCGGGTGCGAGCAGCTCCTTCATCTGCTGCTCGATCTGAGTTTCGATTGTTGCGTTCAACTGCGCGTCGACCTGCTGTCGGATGATCTTGAGAATTAGATCGTTGTATCCGGGCAGCCCGAGATTATGAAAATCGACTTGCAGCGCGGTTTTGACGTGTTCCTTCAACCGCTCGCCGAAGGTCGAGTACGAGCGGAGTTCCTCGTCGATGGCCGAAGTGATCGTCTTCGCCAGCTTTTCTTCGATCGCCTTCTCGATCGAGCCGGCCGCGACGATGTTTGCGAAGGCAGTGGAGACGACTTGTTGCAGTTCTTTCATGGCGTGGCCCTCATGCGCATCATTGGAATTCGAAAAAATGCTGGCCCGGACAGGCGCCAGCAAAGCGGGGATTCAAGGGCGGACACTCAGCGCTCGCATAAGGCAGCGTTGCATGGAGTGAACGGAGTGACGGAGCCCAACCGCCACCGCCGAGCGTCCGCTCTTGAATCTCCGCAGGGGAAAAAGAGGGCGCCGAACTGGCCACCCTTAAAGGCCGCCCATATCCGAGGGGGAGAGCCCGGGCGCAGGCTCAGAGCCTCGTTACCTGATCTGAACGAACGGGACGCTGTTCGCGCCCATGTACTGGGGAAGCTTGCCGTCCCACTTTTCGATCGCCATCTGTTGCAGCATCTGGTTGTTTTCACGCAGTGCTTTCGCTTTCACTTCGAGCGCTTCGGCTTCGCCCTTGGCGATTGCGACCTGCTTCGCTGCATCCGCCTCGGCAGCACGCAGTTCGTTCTCTTTCTGCTGCGCGATCTGTGTCGCGGCGATCTTCCCGTTGATCGAGTTCATAACCTGCTCGGGGAGACGCATCTGATTCACGAAGTAGACCTTCTCGACGCTGATTCCGACCGTCGCGGCGTTTGCCTTTACCTCGTCCTCGACGCGCTGCTGAAGCGCCGCTTTGCCCTTGCCGTAGACGTCCTCGACGGCCATCGACGCGCCGGCGAGATTCAGTGCGTCGCGCACCATCGCGCGCAGATAGACACCCGTGATTTCGTCGACGCCGCGACGGTACTTCTGGAACACCTTCGGCGCGTTGTCGTGCGGGATCGCGTAGCTGATTCCAATGTCGGTGTTGACAGACAGTCCCTCCACCGTTTGGAACGTGAACGACTCGTCGGACTTGTCCGTTCTGTCCCACACGTAGGACTGCGTGAACGTCGGGAAGATGAACATGTCGACGTTCGGCCCGTTGAAGTAGCGGCCGGGCCCCTTCACTTCGACGTTGACGCCGCGGTCGTCGCCATAGCGCTGCACCTTCACGCCGACATAGCCGGCCGGGACGTTGTCGCAGCCGGCCGCGAGGAACATCGTCGGCGCGAGGATCAAAATCAGAAACAGGCGTTTCACTTGTTCTCCTTGATATGAGGGGGAAGAAATTTCACGAAGGCGGCGGCATACGCCAGCCACACGAACGGCACGGCGAGCAGGGCGACGCTGCTGTCCTGATTCACCAGCCACGGGGTCACGATCGACAGCAGCACCAGAAACAGCACGGCCGCGACGATGAACTTCGAAGCGGTTTTTATTGGTATCTCCGGTAAAAAATGGCGGGGCGCACGTACGGGCCGCCCCGCCGAAAGGCCGCGCTTATCCGAGAGGAAATCCCGCGCGCGGCGAGCGGGGTTTAGGAATGCGAAATTAATTGCATGGAATCTTGCGTCGAAATTTGTCAGCTATCAGGTTGAAAGACGCGACGCCGTTTGTTCGAGCGCGTCCTCACGCTCGTCTGCTTGCGCGCACAGCAAGAGGAATAGGGCGACTGCTACCGCGGCCCCCACCCAAACCTTGAGCATGTTCATGTCAGTTCTTGCGCGCGTCCTTGTAGCCGAGCTGGTAGCCGATCGTGCCGGCGCGGGGAGCGCGGCCGAGTGCTCGATCGTTCCAACCGCGGATGTACTCGCTGATCATTTGTCGTTCCATCGTGTCTCCGGTCTTGGAAGGTTTCAGGTGTCGCTTCGAACTTCGAGGACGCCCACTGCGATCAGGTGTTGCGCGATTTCGCGCATCAGATGCTCGACAAGAGCGCCGCGAGGCATGCGGCGCAGCTCGAGCAGGTTCTTTGCGGGTTGGCTCACGATCTACCTCCTAGACCTTGAGTCCGACCGTACGCAGGAACAAGCGTCGGTCGTAGTCGAGCTTCATGCGAGCTGCATGTCGCATGGCATGCGCCCGGCCGATGTTCTCGCTGTACCGATGAGATAAGCCGAGCAGAGCCCACGTCTCACGACTCGCGTTTGCGCTGACTTCGAGGTCAGCTGCTGCGTTTTCCAGCCACTCGACCGCCACGGTCGGCAGCTTCCGTTTCGATTCCACTGGATCTCCTTTTGAAGGGTCGCGCTTGCGCTGTTTCTCTTAATAATTTAGTAATCCGAAATCAATACAACGCTCAAGAAACGGCACTGAGAGATCAATGCCATTCGATCAGTGCAGTCGGAGGTGCCGGTTACGTCATCCGGCGTCACTTTGGCATGTGACCGTCTGCGCGGCCGTCGGGTAGCTTGCCATCGCCCAACTCACGGCACCCGGCCCACTTCGTTTATCACTCGCAGGGCTGGCGAGTCGCGCTCACCGATGGAGTTTGCTGTCCATCTACCCGGGCGCAATTCCGAAACAGGTTCATGGAGCCGGGCCGGTGCTGATCTCCGGCTTTGGGACTCCAGCACCATGCTGGTCGCGCATCAGCCTGCGCATTCCGGCTCCATCAAACTGCATCACTCGCGCGCCCGGCCACTCCCGGTCGTGCCGGATTCGGGCCGCGCGAGGTTTGTGCCGATTACGACGCCATCGGTCACGTGTTGCTGGCTGTCTTGTATCAGGTTCATTCAGATTTCTGTCCGGTAGCCAACATCGGCCTAGCGCGGTTCGTCTGCCCTGATTCACGAGGCTAGATCGCCCCGGCCGGTTGCTCCCAATACTGCGGTCCCGGCTTACCTTAGGTTGTTAAAGATCGATCCGCCGGAGCGGTGGCGCAGCAATCTGCGCTGCGGTATGGATTGAAGAATAAACAAGAGTTTATCAAGAGTCAACAAAAGTTTGTTGTTCGTGAGGTGATGAAGAAAGAGAACGTGCGGCTGCGCGTAGCGAAGAAGCGGATCAGCCTGTAAATTCGTGGGAGGAATTGGACGCAATCATGAAAATTCAGCCTCTCCCACCCTTACAGTGCCTAGTTTTCTTCGACGCGGCCGCAAGACACGGCAACTTCACGCGAGCAGCCGAGGAATTGAATGTGACGCAAGGCGCGGTGAGCAAACAGGTCGTGAAGCTCGAGACGTTTCTCGGGACAACTCTTTTCGTCAGGGATGCCAAGGCGTTGCATCTGACTCGCGCGGGCCAGCAGTATGCGGACCGAGTGCATGCGATATTGGCCGACTGTGCCGAGGCGACCGCGCTCGTCATGAAGGAGCAGACGCCGCACAGCCTCACGATTGCATGCGCGTCTGGCACCGCAGCACTGTTCTTGGCTGACCGAATCGCCGAGTTTGGCGTGGAGCATCCGGAAGTATCAGTGCGGATTCTCGTCCGAGAGGGCGTGTTCAATCTGAACGCGGCCGAATTCGATATTGGCGTCTACTACATTCGAGACGTGCCTCCACCCGGCATTGTCGGAACGAAGATCATTGAGGAAGACGTTCATGCTTACTGCGCGCCTGCGTTTCTCGCTGGGCGCCGTGTGCCTCCTCAAGAACTGATGGACGTGACGTTGCTGGTCGCAGAGGAGCAGCAACGTCAGTGGATGGGTTGGCGCGACTGGTTTCGCCTGACTGCTGGTGAGATCGGGTTACGGCCGGCTCGTACTATTGCCGCGAATAGCTATCCGGTACTTCTGCAACTAGCGCTACGTGGGCACGGAGTAATTTTGGGCTGGAAGCACATGATCACGCCACTGGTTGAGGCTGGGAAGCTGGTCTTCGCATCGGATGCGCACGCGAGCTTTGGTGGCGCGTATCAGGCTATCTGGCCTGCGGATCGCCGCGACACGCCCGCAGTTACGATGTTTCGAGACTGGCTACTAACACATGTATAAATATGATGATTGGTTCACCATGCACCATTCCATATGGTCAGACTGCCCGGAGAATTTTTCATAGTAAGTAATTCGTAAATGGTCGTAATATTTCGTGCGCCATCAATTTTTGTTCGATGGTCGTAATAACTCAAAAATCCGAGGGCACGAAATAATGCAAACATCAACGTACGCGCGCGAGGCCACGCGGAGCGTAGGCGCCGACGCGCACATGAAGGCAGTCATCGCTGTCATTGTCGGCAATGGTTTCGAGTGGTTCGACTTTATTTCGTACAGTTTCTTCTCCGTCATTATCGCGAAACTGTTTTTCCCGTCTACGGACGATAACCTGTCCTTACTGCTGTCGGTGTCCACGATCGGTGTAGGTTTCTTTATGCGCCCGATTGGTGGCATCGTAATCGGCGGAATCGCAGACAAAGTAGGGCGCCGCACAGCACTTACCGTCACGATTGCGTTGATGACTGTCGGGACAGCGATTATCGCCTTCGCGCCGACATACAACGACGCGGGGCTTGGCGCACCAATGATGATCGTCGCTGCTCGTCTGCTACAGGGATTCTCGGCTGGCGGCGAGATGGGAGGGGCGACGGCCTACCTTCGTGAGCGCGTGCCAGTTGAGCGACACGGCTACTACACGAGTTGGATTCAGGCGAGTATCGGCTTCGCGATTATTCTTGCGTCTGTTCTCGCGGTGTTTATCGTGAAGTGCCTCGATCAGCATCAGATTGAGTCTTGGGGCTGGCGAATTCCCTTTCTGCTCGGGCTCGGACTCGGCCCAGTCGGCATCTACATCCGCAGCAGGCTAAATGAACCTTGCGTTCACGCTGACGGGCGCGAGGGAGGGCACGCTCCAGTCGTCGAGGTCGTCAGGAGCTTTTCTCGTGAGGCACTGGTCGGGTTCGGTCTGGTCGTCTTTTGGACGGTGTGCTCTTATGTTCTGCTGTTCTACATCCCGACCTACGCAACGAAGGTTCTGAAGCTTGCTTCGTCGACGGGATTTATAGCGGTGCTCGTGGGCGCGTCGATCGTCTTGTTCGTTACACCCGTCGTTGGACACCTTTCCGATCGACTCGGGCGGCGCTGGTTTCTTGCTGGCGCACTGATTGTTGCGATCCTCGCGGCCTACCCACTGTTTGCACTGCTGAACGCCAAGCCCGGTCTACGATCGCTGCTTGTCTTCCAGATTGTGTTTGGGCTCGTGATCGCTTGTTACGAGGGGCCGATTCTTGCGGCACTCAGCGACATGTTCCCGGATAGGGTGTTGTCGACGGGGATTTCGATTTCGTACAACCTTGCCGTGATCACATTCGGCGGGTTCTCTGCCGCGATCATCACCTGGACGATTGCGACGACGCACAACAATCTTGCGCCGGCATTCTATGTAATCGCAACGGCCATCGTGAGCTTGATTGCTGTTTCTCTCTGGCGGCCTCGCAGGAAGTAATGCCGATCTGGCGCGCCTCTCGATGGAAGACCCCGAGGGGCGTCGACCCTGCAAACGCGTTCAATCAGAACTACGAGGTGGCAACTTGAAGAAATACGGAAAGGAGTTTGCCGCGGGAGCGCTGCAGTCTGTGAGCCTTATTGCAAAGGATCTCGGGCTACTCGCGGCGGAGAGAATTCGCCACTTACAAGCAATATTCTCTGCGATCGATGCGCTGTCTGATCGATCAGATCAAGCACGCGTTGCGCGGGATCTCGCGCGGTGTGGAAATTGGATTGCTGGCGACGTCTGTGTCGACATAGATGACGCTGTCGAATCAATAGCGCAAACGTTGCAAGACGTCCACTAACGACTGCTGCGGAATGCGGCTATCAGGGCCGCGACTTTTTCGGCGTCCGCAATGGGCAGTTCGAGGAGGTCGCGGACCGCCTGCTGTATCGGCTCAGGCGCCGCATCAAACTGCTCCTGAATTTTCACTTTCTTCCCCGCTCCAGGGGGAGGCTTTCGCGATCGGCGAAGCGCGTCAAGGCCCGCGCTGTCTAGATGCGTCAAATCGTCCTCGAGCAACACGTTCAAATCCACTCGGAAGTGCTTCGCCAGCTTCGGCGCTAGATCCGATCTGCTGCTGTCGCGCGTTTCCAGTGCGTAGATCGGCTGCTGCGATTCGATGCCGATCGCGCGTGCAAGGTCCGGACGGGTCTCGCCCGTCAGGGTGCGCAGTCGTGCGACGTTCTTTCCGAGTGCCATGAGACGGACTCTATAAACAATTGTGTATTCAATCAATAAACGAGAGTTGACTGTCGATAAACTATGGTTTATCGTTCGCGCATGAACACTTCGCCGCAACTCTCACCATTCGAAACGTTGTCCCTCGCAGTCGACCTCTGTGACTCGCAAGCCGACTTCGCGAGGAGGGTCGGCGTATCTCCGCAAGCAGTTCGCAATTGGATCAAGCGAGATCGCCGTGTGCCGATCGGAGCTTGCCCATTTATCGAGCGCGCCGTTGGCGATCCGCGCGTCATTTGCGAAACGCTTCGGCCGGACTATCAAGGATGGGCGGTTTTGCGCCAACAGTTATTGCGTGGCGACGCGAACCTACATCAACGGAATGAGGTAACGGCGTGATGTCGCTCAGTCTTCTTCCGTTGGAAGCAGGTCGGCGAGCACGACCTCAAGGTGCTTGTGCAGGTCGGCGAGTACTTCGCGGTGCTCGTCGTCGAACGCGGCCGCTTCGGCTGGATGCCATTCCGAAGTACCGGGTTCTGGCTCAAGACCTTGAAGCGCTTCACGCAAGCGCACGGGAGCGAGTTCGCGGGTTTCCTTCGGATCGCCGTCGACTTCCTCGAACGATCGTTGGACGAGTAGTCGCAAGACGATTTGCTGTAGGGCGAGGACCTGGATTCTGAGGCGATGGTGATCGAGGTCGTGCTGCGTGAGCGGTGCTGGTTTTATCTTATTCAAGTTAAAGATATCCTGTGAGAGTCGTTTGTCCCATGAAGGGACGCCCAACAGAAGGAGCCAACGTGACAAGCGCGCAAAACAAATGTGCCGTGACGATCGAAGCAAGTCCCATTGGAACGGGGCGCGTCTTGATCGATGGCGTTGAAGTCCGGTGCGTCCAGAGCGTCAACGCGCGTATCCGCGCTGGACAGGGCGCCGTGGTGGAGCTGGGATTGGCCGCGAACGGCGGCACTCAGATCCACTACGACGGCGCGAATCTCTACATCGAAGAAACTGTTATGCCCGCGGCACTCGAAATCGCTCTGTGGAAACACCTCGCGAATAAGTACGGCCGCGAAATCGACGTTACAACGATGAGTTCGTCGGCGCGCGATTACTGCCTCGTTGGCGACTAGATTCGCGTGATCTCGACGCCGCTTCTCACGAGTCGAAAGACATTTTCCGAGACGCGGTTCAGGGGCTCACCGTTCGAAAGGCGAAATTCCTTCATCCCGAGAATGCTGCTGCGCCCTGAAAGCGTGCTGGTGTCGATCTCATCCTGACGAACGACAATGGTGTATTTCGTGCCGTCTTTGTCGGCTGCTTCGAATTGGTTAGTAATCAAGCTCATTGGGTCTCCGTTTGTAGCTACTTCGTGGTGTGGAAATCCGAATTCTGCCACGGGCGTGAGACCCACCCATTTGAACCAAAGCGTGTGTCGCCAGTGAGAAGCGGTGTAGACGCTAGATAGCAACACCCAAGCCATTCACGAATCTTCGTTCAACGTGATGAAGATGAGTTTAGTAGTCCGAATGGTATGAAAACACGTTTGTTTGGAGGATCGATTGAACATTCTCGATACGGCGCACGCCGTCGCTCACAACTATCCGGGTGGATGCGAATCGCTTGCACCGCGCCTCGGCATATCGGCAGCCGTGCTTCGGAGCAAGGTGAATCCGAACACGGATACGCACAAGCTGACGCTTCATGAAGCGGTACGCATCGGCGAGGTGACGGACAACGACGCGATTCTCGAAGCGTGGGCGAGCGAGCGCGGCTATGCGCTCGTGAAGTTGCCGAGAGCCGTTGAGTGCTGCGACGCGGCCATCGTCGAACTGATGGGCAAGGCGTGGTCGACGCACGGCGACGTCGGGCAGGAGATCGTGAAGACGCTCGAAGACGGCCGTGTCGAGCGGCACGAGATCGAGCGGGTGGATCATCGAATTTTCAAGCACGCACAAGTGCTTCTCGATATCTCCGCGCGACTGCGCGGCATGGCCGAGTAGCCGAATGGATTGGCTTGATCGTTCGCACCGAGGAGACTGCCGCGACCTGATGCGCGCGATGATTGCCGACGGCGTTCGCTTGCAGACGATCGTCACGTCGCCGCCGTACTGGGGCCTTCGCTCGTATCTGCCTGACGGCCATCCGGACAAGCATCGCGAGATCGGCAGCGAGGCGACGCTGCGCGAATTCATCGACACGCTCGTCGAGGTGTTCGACCTCGCGCGCGAACTGCTCGCGGACGACGGGACGCTCTGGCTGAACATGGGCGATGCCTATGCGTCATCGGGCGGACAGACGCCGATGCGCGGCGAGACGTTCGCCGGGCGCACTCGCGCGAAGGAGAACATCTGCCTGAGCAACAGGAAAGCGGGCATCGACGGTCTGAAGGTCAAGGACCTGATGGGCCAGCCGTGGCGCCTTGCGTTCGCGCTGCAAGACGCAGGCTGGTATCTCCGGCAGGACATCATTTGGCACAAGCCGAACCCGATGCCCGAGAGCGTGCGCGACCGCTGTACGAAGGCGCACGAGTATCTGTTCCTGCTCTCGAAGAGCGAGCGGTACTACTTTGACCACGAGGCGATCCGCGAGCCGTCTGCGTGGAACCTCGATGCGTCGAAGATGCCGGATGGCTGGGATACCGGCGCAGGCGCGCATGGCTCATTTCACCGCAATGGGCGTGAGAAGGGGCGCCGATCGCACTTGCCGGGCAACAAGGCGCACAAAGGTACGACCGCGTATCGCGACGGCGCACATGAGCATCGAACGAAAGCGGGGATCGTCGATTACTCGCAGCGAGTCAATTCTGACGAGTCGATGGCACAGACGCGGACGAAGCGCAGCGTTTGGACGATCGCCACCCAACCATATGCGGCTGCTCATTTTGCGACTTTCCCGGAGGCGCTTGTCGAGCCGTGCATTCTCGCGGGCAGCCGGCCGGGCGACGTCGTCTTCGATCCGTTCTTCGGCAGCGGTACGACTGGACAGGTCGCGCAGCGCTTCGGCCGCCGTTTCATCGGCTGCGAACTAAACCCCGACTACGAGCCGCTTCAGCGTGATCGCCTGCGGCAGCCGGGACTCGTTTTGGAGACAGCGTGAACGAGCGCCCGATCCTTCATGTCGTCTCGTTGTCCGGCGGAAAGGACAGCACCGCAACGCTGCTCGTCGCGCTTGAGCTGCATGGCCGTGAGAACGTGCGTGCCGTGTTCGCGGACACGGGAAACGAGCACGAGGCGACGTACGAGTACGCGCTCGATTACCTGCCGCGTGCGCTCGGTATCACGGTCGACGTTGTGCGTGCATCGTTCGATGACGAGTTCGCCACGAAGCGCGCGAACCTCGCACGGATCGCGGCCGGCGAGCCGGAATCGGCCGTATACGGTAAGCGGCAGTTCAACTACGCCTGGACGGCCGAGGCCGCTGCGCGCGCGCTCGAGCTGCTGCATCCGACCGGTAATCCGTACCTCGACGTGTGCATGCTGAAGGGCGGATTCCCGTCGAGGAAGCGCCAGTACTGCACCGAGTATCTGAAGCGCAACCCGATCACCGAGTACCAGCTTGAGCTGATCGACCGTGGGTTCGCTGTCGAATCGTGGCAGGGTGTGCGCGCGGACGAGAGCGAGGCGCGGCGCTGGTTGCCGTCGTATGAGGATCGGGGCGGCTTCTACGCCGTTTACCGGCCGATCCTGCGCTGGAACGTGGCCGACGTCTTCGAGGCGCACGCGCTCGTTGGCATCCGGCCGAATCCGCTTTATCGGCAGGGGATGTCGCGCGTCGGCTGCATGCCGTGCATCAACTCATCGAAAGCCGAGTTGCGCGAGATCGCGCGACGCTTCCCGGAACACATCGAGCGGATTGCCGAATGGGAGCGTCTTGTTACTGCCGTGTGCCGCCCGCGCTCGCCGGCCACGTTCATGCATCTCAGCGGCCGCGGCGGCCATACGGGCGCCGCGTCGCATATCTGGCAGGTCATCGAGTGGGCGAAGACCACTCGAGGCGGCCGGCAATACGACCTTCTCGCGGACGCAGAACCGGCGACGGCGTGCTCGTCCGCATACGGGCTTTGCGAATAGCTCCATTCACAAACTATCTCAATAGGAGCCACTGATGGCCAAAAATTCAATCGACGTCTATGGGGCATCGGGCAAGGGCAACGTCCTTTCGATGGACCCCGACAAGCTGACGCTCGTCACGGACCCGAAGCACCCGCTGTACGACCGGCGTGTACATCAGGCGCCGAACCCGAAGACGGTTCGGAACTACCGTGCGCAGGGCGTGCTTGAGCCGGTGCTCTTTTTCAAGGACCCGGAAACCGGCGAGAACCTCGTGATCGACGGCCGTCGCCGCGTGATAAATGCTCGTGAACTGAACCGCCTGCTGCTCGAGGCAGGCGAGGAGCCGATCACGATTCCGGCGATCCCGAAGCGCGTCATGCGCGACAGCGACAAGTCGTTCGTCGGAATGATGGTCAGCACGAACGAGATCCGCGAAGAGGATTCGCCGATCAACCGGGCCGAGAAGATGGCTCGCATGCTCGACGTCGGCCATACCGAGGACGCTATCGCGGTCGCGTTCGGTGTCGAGGTGCCGACTGTGCGCTCCGCGTTGAAGCTGCTCGACTGCTGCATGGCGGTGCGCGACGCCGTCGAAGCGGAGCAGATCACGGTGTCGCACGCGCTGAAACTCGCGAAGCTGTCGCCGGGCGAGCAACGCGCGAAGGTTCATGCGCTGATTGACGCGGCGGACGGCAAGGAAGGCCACGCACGTTCGCGCGCGCAGAAAGCCGTGCTCGGCGGTACGGCGGCACGCGTGCGCCCGCGTAAGCAGATCGAGGCGGCACTCGCGGAGGCGACGGGCGAGCGCTTGGCAGCGCTGCGATGGGTGCTCGGCATCGACGATGCCGACGTTGCTGCCGAGGTGTCCGAGTGACCGTGGACGGATTCGTTACGAAATGCGCCGAGCTCGCAAGCGACGAACAGTCGACCGAGACAGCCTCGGCCTCGCACGCTGACGCCAGGCCGCGGACCTGTTTGTCGTGCGGCGCGCCCGTGAACGAACACGGCGAACTGCCCTGCGGACACTGAGGAGCTTATGAGCGGTTACGCACATCAATGGGCCAAGCGTCAGCGCGTCGGCGATTCGTCCGCGAAGTCTCTGCTGAAGACCTACGCGCACTGGGCGAACGAGGATTACGAGTCGTGGGTCACGAATGACGAGCTGGAGCTCGATACGGAGATGAACATCCAGACGATCCGCAAGGCGCGGAAGAAACTGGTTGATCTTGGCTATCTCGTCGAAACCGACAAACGCATCGGTGAGACGCGCAGCATCATCGTGTACCAGATGCTTGCGCCGGCAGGGGCGGCAATCGTTCAGTGTGTGGACCCGCGCACGGGCGAGACGATATCGCTCAGCCCGCCGACGTCTGACGAGTATCAGGCGAAGCGGGGTGAAAAACGAAGCCCCTCCAAATCTCGACCCGCTAAGAGTGGTGGAAATTCATCCCCCTTGAAATCTCAAGGGGCTTCAAATTCCACGTCAAGCCCCTCCAAATCCCGCGCCAAGGGGGGTGAAATTTCGTCTCAAGAGGGTCGAAATTTGGAGGGCAATAAAGCAGTAGAAAAACAAGAGAAGAACGGAGAAGAGCAAAACGCGCGGCGTGCGCCGCGAGTTGCGTTGCATGGCGAACTGCGTTCGATCGAACTGCCCGACTGGTTGCCCCTCGACGCATGGCTCGACTGGTGCGAGCACCGCGAGGCGAAAGCGTCGGAGAAGTCTGCGCCGTGGACGCGCCCGGCGGCGAAGGTCTCGCTGCGCCGCCTCGAGAAGCTGCGAGAGCTTGGGCATGCCCCGGCGGACTGCATCGACGAAGCGGTGTTGCGCGGCTGGACGGGGCTGTTCCCGGTGAAGCCGGACGGCACGACGGCGAGCGGACAGGACGTTCCCGTCGACTGGGACAAGAGCGCTCAGGGCGTCACCGAGCGCGGCAAGCAGCTTGGCATCGAACAGCGCGACGGCGAGGTGTTCATGCGCTTCAAGGCGCGCGTCGTCAAAGCGGCCGGTCCCGGCGAGGCGATGGAGGAAATGCTCCGCGAGGCGGCCCGCTTCGGGAACTCGACCTATGAGCAGCTCTACCGGTACTTCAACGACATCCCGCGCGACCAGGAGGCGACGTGACGAAGCGCGCTTCTTGGCCGCTCGTTGTTCCCGAGGGTACGGCGATGGTAGGCACGGCACGCGTGCGCGACGACCGGGCCATCGGCCGCAGCTTCGCCGAGCGCGAGCTGGCGCGCCGCACGGGCAATCAACCGAATTCGGAATTCGACGAGATCGCGTCCGGCGACCTCGACCGGCCGCTGTTCACGCCGGTAATGACGGCGAAGCGCTCGAAGTACCGCAACACCAAGTGCGAGCACGACGGCATCCGGTTCGACAGCAAGCGCGAGCGTTCGCGATGGTTCGAGCTGATCAAGCAACAAGAGGTCGGGCTGATCAGCGGTCTTCGGCGTCAGGTGGAGTTCGAGCTGATCGCGCGTCAGCGGCGCTCGGACGGCTCGATCGAGCGAGCCGTCAAATACGTCGCCGACTTCACCTATCGCAATTCCGCGGGCGAGTTTGTGGTCGAGGACGTGAAGTCAGCGGTGACACGGAAGAACAAGGACTACGTCATTAAACGAAAGCTGATGCTCCGAGAGCACGGCATCACGATTCAGGAGGTCGAGTGAAGAAGATGGTGAGCTTGAGCACGGGTAACTGGCTGATCTGCGATTGCTTGAAGCGGAAGGCCGGCCGCCGCGGGCTGACGATTGAGCAGATCGGATACGAAGCGTCGATGACGACCGATACCGTGAAGGGGCGTATACGAAACCTTCTCGGCAAGAAGTTCGTTGAACGGATCGAAGGCTCGCGCCCCACGACGTACCGCTGCTTGCTCAAGGATCTTCCGGCACCGACGGAATCGCCACAGGAGCGCATTTTGAAGCAAGCGACTGAGCGGAACCGAGAGCGCAGCGCAGCGATCGCTCACGCGGCGCTCGCAGTCGACCAGATGATTCGCTCTTGCATGACGGTTGCATGAGGCGATCAGCACCATTGAAACGTACGGGCTTCAAACGAAAGCCGCATTCGCCGTTCAGCAGTCTGACGCGAACGGCGACGCTGAAGCGTCAGAAGGCGATCGTGAAGCGGATCAAGCGGCCGACGGTCGCCGAGGGCTCGAAGTATCTGGCGGCGTGCCGCGGCGAACCCTGCTATTTGCGCGTGCCGTCGCAGTGTCGGCGGAACCCGATCGACGAAACGGTTGTGCCATGTCACGAGAACAGCCTCGACGCCGGGAAAGGCATGGGAATCAAGGCCAGCCACGAGCGAACCGTGCCGGGCTGCTTTTGGTGCCATCGCTGGCTTGATCAAGGGTCGGCGACACACGGGGAAAAGCAGGCCACGTTCAAAGCGGCATATGAGGAATGGGCGCCAGTGCGCGCTCGAAAGATGGGAGAAAAGGATTGCCAGTGATTCTGATGGTGCAGTTGCCTGCCGGCCGGCACTGCTTCAAACGACGGCACGGGATGGGACCGACGATCAGTGCCGAAATGCATAGACCATTGCTTACGACCGTGTACCGGATCGCGCGCGTCGTGACGGTCAAGCGCCAATTGCTGACGACCGTCGAGGTCGATGCGTTTATCCCGGAGCGTCACCGAACCCACATTGCGCCCAGCGACATCCGCTGGATTGCGCCGGACGTGTTTCGGACGAGGGCGTACTGGATCGACAACAAGAAGTCGCGCGTGCTCGGGGCATTCATCGAGAGCGGCGACGCCGAATGGGACGTGCGGGGGATGTCGTGAGCGCCTATCTCCACTTCAACATGAGCGACATCGTGGAACCGGTAGCAAAGATGGCGGTGCGGAGAAATGAAGCGCTTACGGGGAACCGGTTCATCGCCTTCCCCGGATGTCCGCTCGAGGGCATCGAGCTCGAAGACGGCCAAATCGAAATGCGGTTTCCTCGAAGCGAAGAGATCCGCACCGTCCTTATCAACTGGCTGGTGTACTGGGGTATCCCGTTTCACGTTCTTCCATGAGACAACAGATGGATTTCATTTTCGACAGCACTCGCCAAGCGCTGCACGTGTCGTTCTTGATTTTGGCGAGCGAACCACGCGCGAAGAACGTGCTCCGAACGGCGCTCATTCGGGCATTGGAGCTCGAGCCCGAACTGTCGGAGGATCAACGAAAATGGCTCGGGCAACTGACCGGCTCGGCCGCCGAATCGACGGTGAACTTCAGCGGGCTCGACATGGCGGAAGTGCGGGCGCAGTGTGCTGCCGTGGTAAGTGCCGTCCGCACGAAGCTGATGGACATTGAGAGATGGGCTGTGATCGCTCGTTTCGGGCAAATGGGGGACACGAGGGACGCCGACGGCGTGAAGCGCTACTACTTCCTCTCCGAGCGCGCTGAAGCGATCCAGAGCCTGTCGCGTTGGCTGGAGCCGTCGTTTCCGGGCATATCGATTCTTGCGCTCGATTGCCTACTCGCCCGGCTGTATGCGAATCACGCTCGCGCGACTATCAGCTTTCGCGATCTCGAGCGCAGCTTCGGCGCGAGCCACATGACGTACAAGCGCGCATACCAAAAGATCGAGCAGCGCTTGCGAGAAGTGGAGGCGCTAGCGGTGGGACGGCTTACGGTGTATTTTGAAGATACAGGGCTGATATGCGGTGTAGCGGAATCCGCGTGATAGGCGTTATCGGTGGGCCGCCGATGCTGCGTTACAGTGCCAGCGTCGCGCAGGGGGCGCTGCGGTCAGTGTCACTTCAAGAGTAGTGAATCATGTTTCGACCGTTACCGACCCTGAGCGGCCTGCCAATCGTCTGCCGCGGCTGACCGCTCGGTAAGCTATTGCTGTCGTCGTGCGGATGCGGCCTGTAGCCGCATTGCGACTGGGCAAATTCTCAAGGGGCCTCGTCCTAGGCAAGATGGGGCTATCATGCCCCCATATCGACGACGAGATGATTTATTCGGGGGAGTTAGGAAGATGGCAAAACGATTGGTCTTGTTCAACCACAAGGGTGGCGTCAGCAAAACCACGACGGTCTATAACGTGGGCTGGATGCTCGCCGAGCAGGGACATCGAGTCCTGCTGGTCGACGCGGACCCGCAATGCAACCTCTCTAGCTTGATACTTGGCGACGACTTTGATGCGTATTACTTGGACGACGCAACGCGACTTCAGAACATCAAGGACGGTGTCGCGCCAGCCTTCACGGGAAAGCCCACGCCCATCCAGCCGGTGAACTGCAGGTCTCCAGCACGCCAGCCTCGGGTGCACCTGCTCGCCGGCCATGCGACGCTTTCTGAATACGACGCGTCATTGACCTTCGCGCAGACCTCGAATGCGCTCGCTACGCTGCAAAACCTACCGGGTGCGTTCCACGAGTTGATCCGCCAGGTCGAGGATGCCAACCAGATTGATTACACGATCATCGATCTCAACCCGGGCCTGAGCGCGATCAACCAGAACCTTTTATTGAACTCGGACTTCATCCTCATCCCGACCAACCCTGACCCGTTCTCCATCATGGCGTTGCAGACGTTGGAATCCATCTTCCCGCGATGGGCCTCGTGGAAGGTGGGCAACGAGGCGGTGTTCCAGGATTCGGCCTATCCGCTGCGGCCGGGCCTCCCCAAGCTCGCGGGCACCGTGATCCAACGCTTCAACGTGCGAAAGGGACGTGCGGCCGCTCCGTACCGGGATAACATCGGGGAGATCAAGACCGTTACTCAAAATCGCTTGTATCCCGCACTCAGGAATGCCGGGCTCACACTCCCCGACAACGACTATCCGCGAGAACTGCGTGACAATGGCTACTGTCTGGAGGAAATCCCGGACTTCGGTGCTTTGCTGCCGCGCTCTCACGAAGCCAGCGTACCAGTGTTCGCCCTTCGTGACGACGAGCTGGGTGCAACCGGGGTGGTCCTAGCCAACACTATCAACAAGCGTGATCAGATCCATCACCAGTTGGCCGCCGTCGCACAGACACTGCAGGACCTCATGCGCTGATGACCATGCTCAGTGCCAAGGGGGTCTTTCAGAGAAATATCCGGCAGGCGAATGAACTTGGAGCGCTCTACGATCACTTGAGCACTGCGGTGGCCATTCCGGAACAGTTCGATGACTTGCTACGCTCGCAAATCGTCAATTCCGTTAGCGCTTTCGACAAGCTGATGCACGATCTGATTCGCATTGGTATGGTGAGGATATTCGAGAACCGTAGGCCAACGACCGGCAAGTACTTGACCGAGGCCGTTGCCATTCAGTATCTGCCAGGGTTGGCGGCCGGAGCGGTTCCTCCGCCTCCGGTTCGCTTCGAGGAAATCGTCCGCGAAAAGCTCAGTAAATTGTCGTTTCAGGAGCCGATAAAAATCGTCGATGGCCTGAGCTACATCTGGAATGAGAGTCAGAAATGGCAGCAGATCGCACTAGGTCTCGGAATATCCGACGACGACGTCAAGCGAAAACAGAAGCTGATTGTTACGCGGCGCAACGCCATCGTGCACGAGGCAGATCTCGATCCGGTGACAAACCAAAAGCAGGCCATCACGCGAGCGGAAGCGACGGACATTTCCGATTTTCTTTCGGCTCTCGGCAATCGAATTTGTGATCTGGTCGTCTGAGCCACGCACGCCAGTGAGTGGCCCACGCGGTGAGTCTGGTAGGCCCCGCAGATGCGGATGGCTCCTTCCAGCCCACAACGGTAGCACGAGCGGGATTACCGAGTGCCCGTTCATGGCCGATATCGGCGCTCGTGACTATCGGGACCGACAGCGAATCGCGAGTGAGTCGAGTAAAATGTCGGGGCATCCGGTTGTCCGGTGGCGTTCTACCCCGTGACGGTCTCGATTCCGATCACGGTATAGTTTTCCAAATATGTCTCGGCCTGGATGTATTGCCCGACCGTCAGTGCCCCGTTCTCTTTCGTGCGATATTGCGGCTTGAAGTCGAGCGACAAGTGATAACTGGGGCTGTTAGGGAACTTGCTGGCGAAGAAGTAGTGCAGTCCTTCGGCCGCAACTGTTGCGGGGAACACGTAAACATCCGGCTCTTTGCCCTTGATTGCCAGATCCACACAGCAAACAAATCGGCGGTCCGCTGGTATCTTGTCCGCGCGCGGGTTCGCGTATTTCTGTTGGAGTATCCAGCGGCGAGAGTTCGACGCGGACGATTTGATTTCAAGGAAGGCTGAGTTGCCGCTCTTGTCGAACACGAGAACGTCGTATCCGATAGTTGTGCCCCATTGCAGAGCCACCATATAGCCACGCTGAGTCAGGCGCGAGGCGACCAGAAGCTCGCCGGCCAGGCGGTTGAGGTTCTTCTTTTCATTGCTCACCTTCGCGTTCGCCGTCATTCCCCAGTTCTCCACTGAACCGCGCGGGCGTGCCACATACCCACTTGACGCTCTTGTTACAGCGGTATATGATTTTCGCCAAGCTGCACAAGTTGCATGCGAGAAGCCCCGCCGGTTCGCCGCGCGGGGCTTTTTCATTTCCGCGCCCGGAGTTGCTATGGCCGTTCTGATGTTTCGCCGTCGTTCGCACTGGGTGCGTGCGGCTGTGGCGGTCATCGCGTTCATGCGACTGCATTACACAGATCGACGAGACGAGCGACATTGCGTTACGACTGTGCGGGCGGCGGCTCGATCAAGTCGTCGACAGGCACGGCAAGTGCGCTGGCGATCTTAGACAGCACGTCGGTAGTGCCGACGCGCTGTCGGGTTTCGATCTGGCTGAGATACGGTTTGCTGATGCCGGCTGCTGCGGCGAGCGCATCTTGCGTCATGCGCAGATGATTGCGCCAAGCTCGAACAGGGTGATCGCCCGCCAGTTCAGCATCGAGCACAGCAGCCGGGATGCGGCGGCCGTCGTCGCTTGCCTTGGCCTGCGCGTAGAGTGCTTCATCTTCGAGATCTTCGATCAGGTCCTTCACGCGGTCCCACAGTTCGATGGGGACCACGGCAAAGGCCCGGTGGCCGTCCTGCTCGATAAATTGAACTTCGGTCATTTGTAGGCACCTCCACGGGGTTTGACGGCCAGCACAACGATCACGACGCGGCCATCTTCGATTTCGTACAACACACGCCAATCGCCAACTCGGAGCCGGTAGCCGGGCTGGCTCGCCAACTTCTTCGCGTTCGGATTCGGAGCGTAGGGATCAACTGCCAGTGCATCGATCTTTGCCCGAATCGTCGCCGAAATGTTGCGCGGCATTGCCTTGAGGGCTTGGGCGGCTTGTTTGGTGAATTCGATTGAGTGCATAAACGCATGTTAGCAAATCGCTAACAAAAGTGCAAACAAAGTTAGCGGGAGTTTGGCGAGATGGCGCGACGACCGATGAAGCCCTGCAAGCACCGAGGATGCGGCGCGCTCGTTGCGGACGGCAAGTCGTACTGCGAGCAGCACACTCATGAGGCGGTGAAATGGAAGCCCGACGCGGTGCGCGGCAATCGCCATGCGCGGGGATACGGAACCGCGTGGGACAAGATCAGGCCGCGCATCCTGCGTCGCGACAGCGGCCTGTGTCAGCCCTGCCTGCAAGCCGGGCGCGTGACGCCGGCAACTGCTGTCGACCACGTTATCTCGAAGGCGCGCGGTGGCACCGACCACGACGAGAACCTGCAAGCGATCTGCCGTGACTGTCACGCGGCGAAGACGGCGCGCGAGCGGTTGCGGTGA